CTGCGCGTACCGCGGGCTTTTAGAGAAACGTGCAGATTTTTTTCAAAAAATATTGGAGACTACATGAGCCAAAAACTTAAAACAGCACAAGACAAAATCATAAAAGCGCTCAGAGCTGGCGCGACGATGCAGATTGCGGCAGACGTTGCCGGAGTCGGGCGGTCGACAATTTACAAATGGATTGCGAAAGGAGAGCAGCCAAGAGCGCAAAAATTATTCAAGACCTTCGCAGAAAATGTCAGAGCTGCAGACGCTCATGCAGCAATGACAGCACTAGAGACGATCAATCATTCCATAACAGAAGGAGATGTCAAGTCTGCAATGTGGTTGCTCTCCCGGAGACATGGATACAAGAACGATGCACAACATGCAATCCCCGAAGCCGAAGAAGAGACACAGAACAGAGCCGACTCTCTTGATTACCGAACCATGTTGACCATACAAATCTCTGAGCTCAAGCAATCCATGACAAAAGCAAAGGATTCCGGCTCATGGCAGGCATACGCGGCACTCCAGAGACAACTCGTGACAATGATGCAAGCCTTGAAAGCATATGACGCAGAAGAGGGAGCAGTCGACGCACATGAGAGAATGACAGACGAGCAGCTCATGTCTGAGATTGTGAATACGATTATTGCACTTCCTCCGATTCTGAGACAAAGAGTGCAAGCTGATCTGCACAGTCTTGTCGGCTCCAATGTCGTTGCACTCAAGAAGGCCTGATATGATACGACTCTATAATCAAGACTGTCTTGACGCTATGCGAGAGATGAGAGATAACGAGTTTGATCTTGCAATCGTTGATCCTCCTTATGGAATAGGAGCTTCAACAAAATCATTTATGAGGACAGGAACTCAAACTGGAAAAAGTAAAGCTATAAGCGGATTATACAAATCATCAAATTGGGATAACTCATCTCCAAAAAAAGAATATTTTTTAGAGTTACAAAGAGTATCAAAAAATCAAATAATTTTTGGAGCCAATCACTTTATAGAATCAATACCAAATTGTAATTCTTCTTGTTGGGTGGTTTGGAATAAAAATAATGGTGACAATAAATACTCAGATTGTGAGTTAGCCTACACTTCTTTTAAATCTGGCGTTCGTATGATTAAATATACATGGCACGGAATGATTCAACAGAATATGAAAAACAAAGAAATACGAATTCATCCGACACAAAAACCTGTTGCTCTATATCTTTGGCTCTTGCAGAAGTACGCACAATCAGGAGACAAGATTCTTGACACGCATCTCGGCTCCGGTTCTTCAGCTCTCGCAGCTCATGACTTAGGATTCGACTTTGTCGGCTATGAGCTTGATACAGAATACTTTGACAAAGCACAAGAGAGACTGAGACAGCATCAAAGACAGCTCTCTCTTTTTGGAGCATGATATGAGAATCGTCGATCTTGATGTCACAACACTCGAAGGTCAAATCCTGTACATGCTCGATAAGGTCGCGACGAAGAATGCACAAGTGTCTGCGCTGACGATGGAACTAGACAAAGACAAAATAACGCTCCGTAACTATCTTCATATATACAAGCAGACAGTGACAGCTCCACAAGTCGACGATCTAATTGCAGCAATCATCAAAGACAGGTTATTACAACCCGAAGACATCAAGCTCGTCTTTGACATGGAAGGAGACTCATGGACCCAATGCATCCAAAGAATCAACGAAAGGAATCAAAGCAAATGGTAGAGATTATTTTAGCAGGTTTGATCGGTGTTCTGTTGGGAGTCGGAGGAGCGAAAGCACTCGAGAAGAAGCCGACAATCGAAGACACGACAGCAACGAAACAACAAGAAGTAATTAAGCAGCTCACAGACTTGGATGTCATCAAAGAGATCTGCAATCCAGAGCAGACGAAGACACAAGAAGGACTGCTTCTTTGTAGAGAGATGACATGCCTCGTATATTCAAGAGGGATCGACTCGCAGACATCTGGCAAGCAATGCGAAGAGATTTCGAACATCCAGAATACAATAACAATGATAGACTATTGCAACGAGCAAGGAGAAGGAAGTCTTTGTTCTGATCTATTCTGGAGACGAAAATGAACAGTCTCGGAGGAATGGCACAACGTCTTGCATGGTTGCGAAAAAGAGCAGAGAATGATCCGCTTAGATACTTCTCTCCAACACCACCACAACGAGATTATCTTGCAGACAAGGCTCCAATCAAAGCCTTGATAGGCGGCAACCAAGTCGGCAAGACGCTAGCCACATGCGCTCTCCTGCTGTATCATTGTCTTGGTAGACATCCATATTACAAGACAGACCCACCACCAATCGAGGCTTGGTTAATCACCCACAGTCACGAGCAATCTCGGACGATACAACAGAAGCTCTATGACATGATCCCGAAAGAAGAACTTGATCCTTCTTGTGAGTTCATCCGCGGACGCGGCTTCCGTGGATTAGCACCGCTTTGTAAGTTCCGCAACGGATCTTTGATTCGAATCAAGACGGCAGGACAGGGACTCGGGCTAGCCTCGGCTACTGCAAATCTGGTCTGCATCGATGAGCCTGTCGATCAGTCGACTTTTAACGAGCTTGTCGCGCGTACTTCGCGAGGAGGCGCAGGAGGCAAAAGGGGCACAGTCGCAATCTCGCTCACTCCTGTCGGCGGCGTAGACGTAACATATATCAAAGAGATGATTGACAGAGGATTGATCTCTGCTCATCGTGCTCCTTTGACAGTAGACGCAACGACTCCGATCGGACTCCCGAAAGGATTCCTGCTATCACAAGAGCAGATCGACAAGATCACAGAAGCATATCTTCCCTACGACAGAGAAGCCAGAATCAACGGTTCTTTTGATGTTGCTCCAATTGGAGTCGTCTTCGAGAACTTCACTGAAGATATGATCAGCTCGCAACCAGTCCCAAGAGGAGGAGACTATCGATTCTGTGTCGGCATTGATCACGGCTCCAATCCAGGTTCTCAAGTAGCTGTCGTGTCTTGTGTCGATATGCGAGATGCGCAAAATCCGAGAGTCTTTGTGCTCGGAGAATACACATCGGGACAAGCTCCACCAGAGCATCATGCACAGGCAATTCTGGAGATGCTGAAAAAGCATGGCGTTGATCCAAATCTAGCCATCTGGACCGGAGACGGAGAGCACAGAGGACGCGATCAGTATCGCATGAGTAACATTATGTTAATGAGAGCCTTCGAAAGTATCCTCGGCTATCCTCCGCGCGGTCTACCCTTTACGATACGCAAAGCAAGAAAGGGAAGACATAGCGTTTATTTTGGTGCTAGTATATTGCATGCGATACAATCAAGAAAGCACTTCTGGATCAGACCAGAATGCACGCAGACAATTCGATCAATTCAGAGATGGACCATGAAGAGAACCCAGTCAGCAAGATCTAGAGATGCCGATCAGCATGCGATCGATGCGCTCAGATACGGACTGCTTCCTGTCCTCGATTACAGACCAATGATTCCACAAAAAATAAAGGTGTACTAATATGATGTATTTGAACAACGTACCGCCGAAACCACAAGCTCCGACAGACACAGACGAAAGACGTTGGCAACACTCAGGACTGCGGAGACGGCTCTTGACGGGCCTATGGGAGCAGGACCTTGAAGACGAGCTCCTCCGACATCTGCCAACAGACAGAAGGGAGGCTCTTGGGCCTTCTGACTTGAGCAGCTGTGCAATCGAACAAGTTACAAGACAGCTTGCGATGCTGTATCATTCAGAGCCGAACATAACCGGAGACGGAGACATCTCTGCGCTCGTCGGGCGCGATGGTTTTGTGACAAAGGCAGGATACTTCCAGATGATGCAAAAGGTCCAACAGATGACGCTCGGTATCCGTGAGATGTTCGTCCGAGTCGATGTTGCTCCTCATCATCCTGCAGGTATTGCACGCGTACCGGGTTTGTCTTTTCGTTGCATCTCTCCAGACTTTGTCATCTGCGCAGCTTCAGCAGATGCTCCAGACATCCCTTTGTATTATCAAGAGCTACGATTGAGAATGCACGCGGAGACAGGTGAGGCCGTTTGGGTTTGGGACATTTTGGATATACGCGATTTTGATAATCCCATGTTTGGTATGTTTGAGGCAAAGCCGGACGGAGGAATCGGAAAAGATATGTCGGAGATGTATATGGGGCACGAAGCAATGCGCGGAAACGATTATCCCTATCGAAGCAAACAAGGCGTCCCATTTCTTCCAGTCGTCTTGTATCATGCCGAGAAGACGGGACAGTTATTTAACGCTTTTGATGCGTCACAGCTCGCTTATGGTTCTTTGACAGCAGCAGTCCTCTTCTCATTCTATGTCCATTGCGTGAGGGATAATTCATGGCCGCAAAAATATGTCGCCGGACTACATATTGCAGGACTCTCTCAGCTCGAGGGAGACTTGACAGGAAGAAGATCTGCTATCTCTACCGATCCAAGCTCAATTTTGATGTTTCAATCCGATCCAGACATGCAAGGACAACCGCTCATCGGTTCTTTTACATATGCCGATCCAGAGAGACTTCTCGAGAGTATAGCAAAATACGAGTATCGTGTAGCGACAGCTGCGGGCATCTCTTCCGAAGTGCTGAGACAAAGCGGAGATCCAAGAAGCGGATATGCGCTATCAATCTCCAGAGACGGACAAAGAGAAGCACAAAGAAGATATGCTCCTGTATTCCGCCGAGCAGACGAAGAGATGCTCTCCAAGTGTGCGATGCTCTGCAATCGGTTTTTGAATGCCAATCTTCCAGAGACAGGATACAGAGTCGTATATACTCCGCTTGGACTCTCCCCGGAAGAGATGCGAGCACAACGAGAAGACATCATCCAAAAATTAAGCGCAGGACTTATCTCACCAGTCGATGCAATGCAGATTATGAATCCAGATCTGGACCCAATCGAAGCAAAGCAAGAGCTGGAGAGAATCCGAGCTGAAAGAGCACAATACGCAATCTAATAACATAGGAGACTACAATGACAGAGATTGAAAACGAAGGACGAGTATATGTCCTAAAATCCGAGATGGAAAACATCATCAAAGAGAGAATCGGGAAGGTTGCCAGTAGAGCAACGACAGCCGAGAAAGCACTGCAAGAAGCACAGAGCAGACTCGAGAAGGCAGAAAAAGCAATGTCATCTGTAGACATTCTGAATCAGCAGCTTGCAGACATGCAGACAAAGCTGCAAAGTTCAGAGCAAAGATTCTCTCGTTATCAATCTATATCAAAACATGGACTGACAGATCCTGATCTTGTTGAAGCCATAGAATGGTCCTTTGAGCGATCGCAAAGAGGCAAGAGTGACAAGGAGCGTCAAACTCTTTCAGAGTGGCTTGATCAACAAGTGGAGAGTCCAGAATCTGCACCAATTACAATCCGTCCACACCTTCAAGCGTTGAAGATGATTGGAGAAGATAATGAGCAAGTCCAAGAGCTACCGGAGACGAATGAAAATGCAGGATACCAAGAATACCAAGAATCATACGAGCAGCCAACAGCAGCAGCTCCGCGAGCAAATGTCGGAGCGGTTCCGGCTCCTGATAGTCCGGGCTTTCTTGACCGTGCTTTGAAAGATCCAGAGTTTTATGCAGCGAATCGAGACAAGGTTATGCAAGCTTGGAAGAATCGCAACCGGAGACAATCATGAGCGAAGATCTTCGAAATCTAAACGTGTACCCAGCTTTCCATAATTTCACGGCGAATGACTCGACTACAACAGAGATTCTTCTTCCATCTCCGGCGACACAAATCAGTCTCGGCTCTACTGGAAAAGAGATCTTTGTCTGTCGTAATGGCGCGACAGATGGCGGAGCGATTCCATCGAATAAGATGACAGTCCCATCATCCAACTATGTTGTTCTCAGACTTGGACGAGGAAAGAATCGCCCAGAGTCAATCTTTGTTGCATCAAAAACGGGAACAGCTGAAGTATCTGTCATATTAGAGGAGCTCTAGTGTGTTCCGCTTTGCATTTTTTATCAACGAGTCTGGAGAAGGAGGAGAGACGATGAAACAAGCGGATCTATCTTCTCAATGTAACGGCTCAAATACGTCTTTCACACTTCCCGAAAATTATCAAGCGGGATCACTTCGTGTATACTATAATGGTGTCCGACAAGTGGAAGGAGAAACGTTTAGTGAGCATAACTCAACGACATTCACAACGACAGATTTCACTCCCGAAACAGGAGATTTTCTCACTGTCGATTATATCGCATCAAGTTAACAGTTTCTGGAGACTACAGACACGTGTTTAACATCAAACCTATATAGGAGTATCTCTCATGGGATCAGTACAAATCAAAGGCGGTCAGATAGTCGACTCGGCTATTATTGCCGCCAAACTCGCAAGTAATGCTGTTACATCAGCAAAAATTACAGACGGAGCAATCACATCAGGCAAGCTCGGATCATCCGCAGTATTGACTGCAGCTCTCAATGACGGAGCTGTCACAGCTGCAAAGCTCGGATCTGCATCTGTAGAATCTGCAAAGCTCGCAGACGGCGCAGTGCTCACAGCAAAGCTCGCAGACGGAGCTGTATCTGCAGCCAAGCTCGGAGCGGCATCTGTCCAGACTGCTAAGCTCGCAGACGCTGCTGTATCTGCAGCCAAGCTCGCAAGCTCTTCTGTCGAAACAGCAAAGATCAACGACTCAGCAGTAACATCTGCAAAGATCGCTGCAGACGCTGTTGACGCAAGCAAAATCGACTTGACTGCGACTTACGACTACACAAGCGGAGGCATTCAAGTTAGCACTCCAACCAACTCCAACGACGCAGCGAATAAGAGCTATGTCGATTCTGTTGCTGCTGGATTGTCTGTTAAAGAGAATGTCCGTGTTGTAGCTGGATCAAACATCGATCTGTCTTCTGCTCCTGCTAGTGTCGACGGAGTGAATCTTTCTAATTCGGATAGAATTCTCTGTATCGGCCAGAACGATTCCGAGGACAATGGAGTTTATGTCTTTGCTGGTGCAAACAGTGCAATGTCTCGCTCTACAGATATGGATGCCGGAGCCGACTTTCCGGGCGCATTCTTGTTCGCTCTTGAAGGCAACACATTCGACAACCAAGGCTTTGTCTGTATCAATGACACAGCTCCGACTCTGGGCAGCACTGCAATTCAGTTCCAAAGATTTACCGGGTTAGGCTCCGTCACTGTATCAGGCGGTTTACAGAAGCAGGGCGACGACATCTCCATCGCAGACGGAGGAGTATCGACTGCAAAACTTGCTGACGGTTCCGTAACATCCGCAAAGATGGCTGACTCTGCTGTATTGTCCGCAAAGATCGCAGACAATGCAATCTCAAATGCAAAGATGGCTGACGACTCTGTCGGAGCTGCTGAGCTCATCGATGGTTCTGTCGGTTCTGCTGCTCTTGCTTCTGCATCTGTCATCGAAGCTAAGCTCGCAGATTCTTCTGTTGCTACTGCAAAGATTGCTGACGGAGCTGTAAGCACAGCAAAGATCGCTTCTACTGCAATCAACACAAGCAAGCTTGCAGACGATGCTGTCACAAATGCAAAGATGGCTGACAACGCTGTCGATACTGCTGAGATCGTAGACGCTGCTGTATCTTCTGCAAAGATCGCAGACTCTGCCGTATCTTCTGCAAAGATTGCTTCAGCTGCTGTAACATCTGCAAAGATCGCTTCTGGTGCCGTTGGGACTACTGCTCTCGCAGACTCTGGTGTGACCAGCGCAAAACTTGCAGACTCTTCTGTGACTGCAGCAAAGCTCGGTATCACCTTCAAACAAGAAGGAGCACAAATCTCCGGTAACTCTACAACGACAATCGATCTTGCTCAAGCTCTTCCAGCTGGTGCACTGAACTCTGTTCTTGTGTTTAAAAACGGTTTGAACCTTCGCAACATGACAGCACTCGGAGACACTGCAGCAGACGAGGATGAATTCTCTGTATCTGCAAATGGTGGATCTGGTGGTGTTGCTCGTTTGACTTTCGGTTCTGCATTGTCAAACGGTGACGGGCTTATCATCTGGTACTATCACTAGAGATTAAACTTTCGTACTGTGTAGCCCGGCCCGATGTGGTCGGGCTTTTTTTATGCTATAAAAAGTTATACACAAGTTATACACAGCCTATGAATAACTTTATACACAAGTTATACACAGCCTATGAATAACTTTTTCAAGGGGTGAATCATGGCAAAAGCAAAGATTCAAAAGAAGTATACTCGAGGACTTGGAAAGAGCACAGCAGCTAGACGCAAAGCCGAGTTCCGCAAACGCATAGAAGGGAAGAGGACCGGAGCTGCGCGATTCAAACCTGTAGCCGGAGACACAAAGAAGACTCGGCCGAGCAAGTACACATTGAGCGCACGAAAACTCCGAGAAGAAGTCCGAGAAGCAACGAGCAAAATGAAAACCGGAAAACAGCAAGAGAGATTCATCAAAGGCGTTGCAAAGGTGACAGGAATCTCCAAAGGGATTATCGATCAGGTTTACAAGAGAGGTCTTGCTGCTTGGGCCGTGGGTCATCGTCCGGGCGCGACGCAGTCGCAATGGGCGCGCGCTCGAGTATACTCATTTCTTCAAAAAGGGGGAGCTGTAACGAAGGGACCTGATCGGGAGCTTTACGACAAGGCCAAAAAGCAGCTGCAGAAGAAGAGTTCTGGATTCCGTCTTCGTTGAGACGGCGACATGCTTCCAAAGCTCGCAGATACTGTCCTTTGGTCATTCCTCGTCTTTTCATTGGTTCAAAGACAAAGTCCCCATCAATATATCTTGCAAAAATATCAATCATTGTTGCATACTCCTTTTTTATGCTATACTAGGAATGATACAGCAGGGTACGGTCGCTCCGGTAACAGCAGAGAAGCCCGAAGCACTCTCACACTATAACCCTAATGAATGGAGGCCACAAATGGCAACATCAAAACCGATTACGTTTGACGACATATCCGGATCAGGCGGACTTGTTGGAAATTTACGACTCGCAGCAATGATCTCCCAAGAGATTAACCTTCTTTTAAAAGACACTTCAAACCTTCGAAATACTCCTCTTCTCAGCTATCAAGGCAGTATCAACGGCACAGGATCCGATACTGTCCGTGTACGTCTTGCCGGGCTTGATGGGTTCGATTCGATGGCAGCGGCGACATCAGAAAATCATGATCACTCTTCTGACACAACAGCGTTGACAGTACAAACCGCACTTCTTGTTGCGGCTCGTCAATACATCATCTATGAGATAGACGATCTCGCCTCAATGACCGGATTCGGCGGGTCTGATATCGATCCTTTCCGTCTCGCTCAAAGCATTGCAGGAAGCTATGAAACACGCTTTGCAGAGCTTACCGGAGAAGCAGCTGCTTCTTTGACTACTACAGCAGGAGCAAATACCACAAGTCTATCCGTGGACGACTTCTTTGACGCAATCTTTGCTCTTGAACAAGCAGCTTCTGGTGCAGGTGCTCCGGGTCCATACGCAGCCGTACTTGATCCCAAAGCACTAACAGAGCTTCAAGACTCTCTCCGTAACGAGACCGGGAATGCAATTAGCCGTATGCAGTCTTCTATGGACATGTTGCAAGCCAAAGGCGAAAACTTCGCTGGAAACCTGTTCGGCGTAGACGTATATCGCAGTAAGCATGTAAAAGAGAACGGTTCTTCTGGATTCGATAACTATATGATCTCTCCAGGCTGTATTGGATACGTAGACGGTATTCCCGTCGGTGTTCGAGGTTCTGCCGATCTAATGTCTATGGGCAAAATTGTTGCAGAATTTGACCGTCGTCCCATGTCAAGCAGCACGTTCATCGTGGGCCATGCGTACCTTGGAATGGGCCTCATCAATGCAGACAAAGGCGTCAAGCTTCTCTCTGCTCGATAGATTCGCTTTGTTGGGAGGCTTCAGGGTTTCAAATTCTGTAGTCTCCAAACTCTGCGAGTCTCCCAACTCTTTTTTATTGGAGACTACAAAAATGGACTACACAAATTTTTCACAGCCTTGGGAAGAGAAAACGCAGACACAGACTCGTATCCCTAAGAAGGCGAACAGCAGATTTTTATTTGCGCACAATCCCGAGAACTGGGAGCTAAAAGTGTTCGACACGTACACGACAAATACAGACGGCAAGAAGAAGAAGGAGAAAATCCCTTTGCTTCTTCCGGTATTGTCCAGTATTCCAGAGACGCCCGGAGTCAACGGGACGAGAGCTGTTGGAGGACGAATTGACTCTTCCATCATGCGCACAAATTTACAAGATCAAGGATGGACACTGCTTGATCCAACAAAGCACGATTACATGCGTGTGTATCCTGCGCACAAAGGTAACTATCACACATCAAAATGGATTCGTCTCGAGAAGGTCGGACGACGAGTGATAGAGCACTTCGATCAGGACGCTTTTGATCAGTGGAGACTATCTCTTATGAGAGATGGAATTTTGAATCCTCCGCATCCTCAAATCGCATCCTTGAAGCTTATCGGAATGAATAGAGCACTAAGCAGACTGGAAAGAGATCAGCACATTCCAGAAGTGGCGAACAGACTCAAGTCAAAGCAAGAAGAACTGCGCTTGACAAAGAAGGCTATCAAAAGAGCCGAAGATCTCGGACAAGGAGCATACAATGTCCGATAGCAGCAAGAGAGCAGCAATCGATCGCATTGCTCAAAAGGTAGCACAGCAATCCAACATCTCACACACTGACGCTCGTCGAATGGTCGTGAAACATCTGAACCGAGCAGACAACAAGAAAAGGAGTCAATAATGGCATTTTCAGACAAAGCAGAATTCAACATTCCTCGTCACATCGTCCAAAAGGGCGGAGTCAATCCTGAGACAATTACAGGCAACAAGACTTTGACATACAAAGATTCTCAGTATCAAGTATTGCGTAATAATACAAGCAGCCTAGATTGCATCCTTCCAGACTACAAAGATGGTGCTTCTTTCTGGATCAAAAACAGAGCTTCTTCTACTCACAACATTGTAGTCAAAGACGGAGCTGGAAACACAATCGTAACTCTCGCAGCAGGAGAAGGAGTCCTTTGTGTTTCTAATGTTTCGGCTTGGTGGGATATTATAAAAGGATAATAATCGATGTCTTCGTCTACTCCATACGCTGCACAAATACGAGCGATCGAACTCCTGGAAAGAGGAAAGTCTCAAACGTCTGAGCTCAAACTCTATCGGGATGGTGCGCAGCTCGTACCAACTGCCGCAACATATACCCTAATCAAGCCAACCGGAGCCGATCTTCTGACGGGTCAGACTGCATCGATTTCCGAGAGTGGTACAGTGTCGTATGTACATTCAGCCGAGCAGCTGAAAGCATCGGAGAATCTTGGAGAAGGGTATGTGCAGGAGTGGACAATCACAATCGACGGAGAGCAATATCTCTTTCGTCGTATGGCTGCTTTGGTCCGTCGCAGACTATATCCTGTCGTCTCAGACATCGATCTGACTGCGACATATTCCGATCTTGCCAATGTCCGTCCTTCTTCACTGACAAGCTATCAGCAATATATCGATGATGCTTGGTATCAAATCTTGCGAAGAATACGAAATCGTGGAATGGGATATGAATACTTAATGATGAGCGCCGAGTCTTTCTTCGAAGCGCATCGCCATCTGTCTTTGTATCTCATCTTTCGAGACTTTCATTCTTCTCTCGGTCAATCTAACGGTCGATACTTGGATCTTGCGAATGAGCACTATCGTCTCTATCGAGATGAGTTCGATTCGATCAACTTTATTTATGACGAAGACCACGACGGAGAAGCAGATGACCCGAACAAGCGCACCAGAGGACAGCCAACAATCTTCCTGAATCGTCCGGGTCAATACTACAGACGGAGACGATACTGATGTCTGTGTCTGTGAAAGAAGTACAACGAGCACTTGCAATCAAGATCGGAGACTTGACAGGATTCCGAGAAGTCCGACAGCTGCCGGAACTGTTCGGACGTACACAAAACACACTCGCGCATCTTGGCTTCTCTGTAGAAGTCTCCAACAGTCAACAAGCCAACGAGAGACAAAGGATTGCGGTCGGTCTATATGTAGACACGACGGTCCGAGTAAAGTTGGCATATCGTCTCCGTCCTCATGATCTTGTGCTAGACTATGGCAATGCACTAGACAAAGAACAAGAAGTGATACAAGCTGTGATGAATCGCAATTTTGCAAAGGGAATCGAAGTCAGGTTTCTTCGGGCTTCTCGCCGGACTCCTGACTCCCAAGAATACCTAATTTCAGAAATAGAGCTTCAAGCTCTGCACACAATACAACTTACATAACAGGAGCTAACATGGCATACTCTACCTTACCCAAGACACGAAGAGACGGTGTCATCACCTTGAAAGACGGAACAGGAACCCCCGTAACCCTTGAAGTCGCATTCGAAGAAGGGAATCTGACTTTTGACACTCCCAAAGCTGCGCAGACTGTTATCCGCGATCGCGGAACAATCAGCACAGTCCGAAAGGGAGACGACGAACCCACAGCAAGCGGATCATTCTCTGCATTCTTCCGACAGTTCACAGACGGTTCTGAAGCTGGATCAATCCTGGATTTCATCAACAAGACAGGGAACTACAGCAGCAACATATCCACAGGATCAAGCGGCACTCCTTTCGTGGAGTTTTATTGCATCGATATAGTCTATGAATGTGACGCACAATCTCTCGGAGACGATGCTGCAACATCTGCAACACTAACCAAATGTGTATGCACTGCCTCTTTCACAGAAGGAGATCCAAGCTCTTTCACGCTGAATTTCACTTCGTACGGTGCTTTGACATACGCATAGTATTAAACTGGAGACTACAATGAAAATCAACATCAAGAAGCTCGGAGGGGAGATCGATCTCTCTTCTCCGAGTTTGGCAACATGTTTTGAGTTTGTATCGTTATGGTCTGCGGAGACAGACAACGCAATGCTCGCTCGTCTTTGTGCCGGATCGATCGGAGTATGCATTGATCACACTTCTAGATTACCCAAATATCGCCCGAGCAAGCATCGTGCTTCTGACTTTGGTCATCTGTGCCTTGATCGTCTACTCGGACAAGGAGTGACGGCGTCCGTCATATATGAAGAAGGAATCAAATGTCTTTCTTTCATGAGCACAAAGATTCCGACAGAATCCGAGGTCGACGAAAGAGCAAATTTTTCCTCTACTCGAGAGCAGGACATCTCGACAGATTAGCTCTTCGCTTGTGTCGCTTCTGGGGTCAAGCTCCCGGCTGGTTTACAAACCTAGATAGACAGACACAGACAGACTTGATTGCAGATTATATTCTTGAACATGAGTCACAAAAAGACAGAGACGAAAGAAAAAAGCGGTATAATGTACAACAAGCGAGACGACTCAAGGAGCGCATGACATGAGCAGAGTATTTTTTAAACATGGGAATGCAGCTGTCGGAGTCTCGGACGAGCTGGAGAGACTTGTCAATCAGCTTCTTGACGCCAATCCGATTATCAAAAGGACGATGCAAGACGCAGTCGAAGAAATATACCAAGAAGCATATCGTAATTGGCCTGTACGCATGGAGCCACCAAAGAGCGAAAGAAGCAAGATGATGTCCGAGGTCTCCAGACTCAGACGAGAAGGAAAGAGCGGCTCGCAGGCGTATGCAATCGCAAAAGACATGCATGAGCGAGGAAAGTTTGTGCCGGGCGATGCATCGGAAGCAAAGGTATCAGACAAGAGTCAAGACTCCAAAAACAAGCTTCAAAGAGGGGTCATGATAGACGGTCCTGATATTGTTGCTTTTGTTCGCAATACTGCCCCCTATGCATGGGCCATACATACCGGACAATATACTCTGAATGATCTCGCATACGGGACAAGAACAAGTAATGAGCTTCTGTGGTCTCCGATGCGCAAAGCCGGAAACAGACTTGTGAAAGAGCTAGCAGACGAACTAATTAAACAATCAAAAAAGTGACTTATGGCAGACGTTAACAAATCGATTGAAATCACAATGAGAGCCAACCTCAAACAACTAGAGGAGGGACTCAAAAGCATTCCTAATATGACAAAGAAAGAAGCGCAGGCAATGTCGCGATCTTTGGCGAAAGAGTTTAACAAAGCACAGAAGGCAGCGAAGAAAGCGTCTGAAGAAAGCAAGAAGTCAGCAAAGGCGACAACAAAAGCTTTTGAAGAGACCTTTTTTAAAACAAAAACGTCCTTTGAAGGAATAACAGAAAGTGCAAAAGCATCAGCTCATGAAGTAAAAATCAGCTTTGAAGATGCAGCAACCGGAACAAATAAGCTCGCAGAAGGCGCACAAGCTCTCGGAACATCGATGGGAGCAGCGGATCTTGCTGTCAGTCGATTATTCCCGAATCTGGATGCAGGAGCAAAGAAAGCTCTCGAGATGGCAGACGGACTTGCGACAGCTGCAGAGCAAGCGATCAAAGGCGGTCCGGCTACCATGGCATTGACGGCCGCAACGATTGCAGGTACAGCAGCGTATAATCTGTATACACGATCAACACAGCTCGCAGCAGCACAGCAGAAGAGACTCGCAGAGGCACAGAAAGAAGCAAATGCCAAACTCAACGAGCAATTTGGAATCGTGCAAAGCATCACGGGAGATTTCAAAGATGCGAATAGAGAGTTCCAACTGCTGACGGGACAGATCACACAGCTTGAGTTTGATCTCGCATCGGCAAGAGACCGATCAACGGAAAAGACTCGGCAAGAGCTAGAGGTTCAAGAGAAGCGTATCAAAGAGCAAGAGAGACTCGTCACGATACTGGACAAGGCCAGACAAGGCACATCAAGATTATCTGCACAAGAGAGAGAGCTGCTGAATACAGCAATGGCAACGAGCAAAGAGAAATTCTTTTCTGTGGGACTGACAGAGAAAGAAAACGTTGATCAGCAAAGATTAATTGGATTCCGAGGAGAGCTTCTTGCTAGACTCCAGAAGGAGCGAGATTTTGCAAATGCAATCGTCAATCGACGAGAACAGGCATTGCAAGTAGAAGAGAAATTGATCAAAGCAAAAGATGAATTCAACAAGGAATCGGAAGAAGAAGAGAAGAGACAGGAAGATCTCGCCAAGGCCGAGCAAGACAGACTGAAGGCTCTTGCGAATATACAACAAATACAATCTGTTGGACTATCACTTGCAGACAAAAGACTTGCAGCAGAAGACAAAGCGCGTCAGATTGTTATCTCTACTCTTGAGCCACAGCAGCAGATCATCGAACAGACAAAAATGCGCACAGACAATATCAACGAAGCAATAGAGAGAATCAACAAAGAGGTTGAAGGCGCAGAGAAGCTCGCAAAGACGGACGCAGACAGGACAGCGGCCGCACAAGTAAGAGCAGAAGGAGAGCGAACAATCGCAGCTCTCATCGAGCAAAGACAAGTCACAGAGGAAGAAGGCGAGATCAGACTCCAAGAGCTGCGAGACGAGAACTCAGAGAAAAACAAAAAGGCAGCAGAAGAAGAAGCAGCAGAGAAGCGGAAGAAGATGGACGAAGATCTCAAGCACTTAAATATGATGAGTGAAGCATCGATCGGAACATTCCGAAATACTACAAATGCAATCGGTGCATTATTAAAAGCAACAGGAGCCGAGAATGCTCATACAATCCGAGCACTTTTTGAAATGAACAAAGTTGCATCTATTGGAGAGATTGCATTTAACACAGCAAAAGCAATCACAGCTGCACAGGCATATCCTCCCCCGTTTAATGGTCTTATGATCGCGAGTGCAGTCGCAGCAGGAGCCGCGCAAGGGGCTGTCGTTATGTCACAGCAGCCTCCTGAGTTTCATATGGGTGGTATGACTCCAGACGAGAGTATCGCAGTCGTCAAGGCAGGAGAAGCGGTACTTGATCGATCAACCGTGGACAGACTCGGAGGAGAACCCGGAGTCAACCGATTGCAGAATGGACAAAGCGGATCTCCAGAAGTTATAGTGATGAATCCATATAAACACTTTGACCGATTTATGACAGACAGACAAAGAGCAGGTCTCTCGTCCAGCTCTGCGCGTAGGGGATACTAATGGCGAACAATGTAACACCAGAATACTTAAGAGGCTTTCTTGTTCCTCTTGCTCTTGGCTCTGATAATGTGTGGGATGCACAGAGCTCTTTCACGACAGCAGACGAGAGAGCAGGAGATCCAGTCCCACAGCAAAATAGCGCAATGCAGCTTATCGCAAAGGGGAGACAAAGCGGAGCGTCTGATCTGACGATAAAAACACAGAGTCCCGGCTTTGCAGGATATGGAGCTGGCTTTGTCTGGACGGACAATCAGACGAGTACAACCTTCGGACGAGATCCGCAAAACGCATTGTCCAGATTTCAGAATCTGCAGTTTTCCGCATTGTCCACAACGCAATACAAATCTCCTTCAGCTCTGGATACTGGAGAAGGAGATCTTCTTGTATCATACTTCAAAGACACAACAACAGCACATCAAATCATCGTCGATACGTGGTCACAAGACGACTCCAATTCAAGTGCAACCGTATACAGTGAGAGCGCAACAATCACAGGATACAGACTACTGACAGATATGTGTATCTTGCCCGATGGGTCTTATTTGCTGGTACATATTGCAGGCTCTTCGAGCTTTGTGAATGTCAAGACGCATGTATCGCAAGACGGCGCGACATGGACACAAAGATCAGACAAAGCTCTGCAAGACGAGATTGAAATCGGAGTCACAGCAGGAGCAACACACGATCCAAAGAGAATCCGCATTGCACAAGCAAACGGAGTTATCCTTCTCTTGATAGAGACAGTATGGAATGACTCAGGAGCAACAAAAAGAAACCGTGTAATCCAATATGCAAGCACGGATCTCGGAGCGACATTCCGAAAAATTACAACCAGTACAGAGATTGACGATCATTCTTTCCACAGTATCGATCTGTATGCAGATAAAGGATTATTTCGATTCGCATACTATGGAGACAAGAGTCCCAACTATATGACGCTCCCTTCTGCATTCACCAGTGTACACTCCATGCGCACAGCCGGAGCATTCATCGTTGTAGACTCTTCGATCTCTTGCAATGGTACAAACGACTTTATGACAGACGGAGAGCTGTCAACCTTCACAGACGAAGGAGCGAGTCATCATGTGATTGCTCGGGCTTCTTCTCTTTCGGCTGGAGAGTTCCGGATATACTGGAGTCAAGACGCTATCGATTGGCGCGCAATGGGACAAGATATCAACGGAGCCGGGCGAGCACTGAGAACCGGAGACACGAATAGCCAAGTAAGAAGAATCAAGGCTTTGACATGGACAGGAAAGACGGTCTTGATTGGAGAAGCAGACAGCACTGCAAACAATTACAGTATATGTATGCTGTCGTTTGGAGGATACTCTTCTGTCACATTACCACCAGCAGCAAGAGAGAATGCAGACTTTGCAGAGTGGAATCGTCTTGCATATGGATATAACTATCCTGCCGTGGACATCTTCTCCAACTTCACAAACGTATCAAAGACAGCCGTATCAGGAGGAGAGGCACTCTCAGCTTTTGGAGTAGAGAACTCGGGCGATGAATTTTGGACAACGAATCCAACGACCACAGGAATCCCAACGGCAGACATTATTGACAAAGGTCTGATCGTCAGCGCAAGAATTCAAAGAATGGACGGAGGGAACAACACGACAAACAACAGAGGGATACTTCTGAAGATTGACAATGGATCAAACGATTTTGAAATCGAGGTCCGCGTGTCTCCGACAGAGATCAAGGTCCGAGACGTGAATGGATCGGCCGATGTTATCACGGTCGGCTCTTTGTCTCTGAATACAGTGGATCTTCTCATCGGTCTATCAAGAACAACTGTCACAGTGTATTATCGTGATATAGATGCAGAGAGCAATCGCCGAACATGGGTTGACGCCGGGACATTCAGCAGCTTGACAGATGGAGGAGGATCGTCAGCTCTGCATCGCGTGAGATGGGGACATATTGCTTATTCTGGAGTCGGGACGCTGGAAACAACATGGTCCAGTATCTCCATTGCACAAGGATTTCAAATCTCAGAGCAGATCCACACATTCACAAATCCCGATGATCTTATGTTCCGAGCATATCCAACCGTGGAGCGTTTTGCATGGGTGGCTGACAATGTATTGATAACCACAGCAAACGGACAGACATTTCTCGGAGACCAGTACAGGATCACACCAGATTCAGACTTCACGGTCAACAATGTATTCTATTCATCAAGCCCAACTCCCAGAGTCACCTGGAAAAGTCAGAGTGTGACATCGGGCAACGTACCCGAAAACTTTATTGCGCTCAAGCTGGACTCGGACACAAGTGTCCATGTCGACGAAGCTCTTCCCAATGACATTCTTGGAGTTCACATATCAGGATACAACTTCATTCAAGCAAAGATTGAATTCTACAGCTCAGCATCGTGGACTGTGCTCGATACGTTTGATACTGCAATCATAAGCAAGTGCACAGCAGACGGACGAACAATCCGAGGACACTCGAGCGCATCGAATCAACCATATTTCAGATACAACGAGTGTGCAGGATGGAGAGTCAAGATCCAAGTCGGAGCGGAGGACTTTACTTGGCGCACAGTAATCAGCAATTCAGAAGGCAAGTTTGGAGGGACAGCGACAGGAACAAAGCAAGCGGTCTTGCTTCTTGACTCAGCTGTCAGCATACCGGGGACAAGTGCAGAAATATACCTTGTTCCGAATAGTATGACACTCCTTATCAATCTCAACGGGCAGAAGGTTGAAGCTCTAGGACTGCGCATCCCGGCACAGACGACGCTTGAAAATGATTTCAGAATCGGACTCTTGCATGTTGGAGCTGTAGTCGTACCGGGCAAGCAGTATCAAAGAGGACGCACGATCACAATCACGTCCGGCACGGAGACAACAGAGACACAGTCAGGAGTGATCTATGCTCGCAACTATCGTCCTTCTCGTCGATTGTTCCGCATTGCATGGACGGAAGGGATCGACATATCCGAGATACAAGGTGATAATCCTGATCCTGATTATTGGATCGCGGATGCATCATCTGGACAACCAATAGCGATTGCAAACGACGTCCCGGACTTGTTGCAAGGTCTGCTCGATTATCTGCAAGGAGAGAAGACTCCGATCGTCTATCTTCCTTTGATTTCAAAGAGCACAAATCCAAGAGAGTTACACAGAGAAACCGAACAAGCTCTTGTCATGCTCGTCGGAGATGTGCAGGTCGAAAATGTGCTCGGAGACGAGCTTGTCACAGACGGAGGAGAGCTTATGCGATGCGCGACCATTACCCTTCAGGAGATAGTATAATGCGCGTCTATCCCGTCACAGACTTTCTTGAGACTGAAATATGCTTCCTTGCTGAGATTGATCTTAAAGGCACGATATACAGATTCTCTTCTTTTCCGGTAGAGATTGAGCTTGACTCGGGAGGAGTCGTCTTCTTTCCTGGATTACTGGGAGATCCTAACTTCACGCAGGAGCTGCAAGAGATCGGACAGATCAAGCTGTCGACAAATAGCATATCAATGTCGCTTGTCTTCCCTTTCAACGTCGCAGAGAGACAGATTCTCGGCAATGGTATCGACAACGGAATCATGAGACTCTCGTACATTACAATCAAGAGAGGAGTCGTCCAGCAGACCTTCGAAGAGATTGTGCATTTTTTCAAAGGCGTGATTCGTGAACCTGTGTACGGACATCCCAATGCGGACGAGGGATATGTAGAGTTTTCAGTCGAAAATGAAATATATGTCAATGATTCAAGCATTTTGAAAGCCTTGAATCAAGACTTGACTCTCTTCGATAACTTTCCGTTTTCTCGAGAAGCCTTTGCAGGAGCCGGACAACTAGAAGACATCATCGTGGGAGGGATTCTTCCTGCTCAAAACTTCCATGTAGGAAAGACGATACCGGCAATTATTGGATCTCCGGGTAACACAATAAGAGAAGACGGTTCTTCGATAAGTTTCCCGGCGACTCCTGCCTATGTCATCGGGCTAGACATCACGACTCCTCCGATTGAAGTCTTTGTCTGCATTGCAGGTCATGCCGTGCAAGCGTCAACAGTGACTCTACAAGACAATAGAGGAAACATCTCTTCGTCTCGTCCTGTCTTCAATGGAGTCGGTCAGAATGGACAGCTCTTTGCATATTCTTTCTTCTTGGACACAGACGTAGATTTCAACGCAAACGATGATGGATTACAGTATTTTGTGCGATGGACAGGAGGAGGAGGAGCGATCAGCACATACACAGGAGAAGAGCTATCGAAGGGAGGAGATCTGATTGTATGGTGCTTGGAATCGCTCAAGATAGATTATGATCGTGAAGCTTTTGAATCGGTCCGTCCAGTACTGAATGAGTATTCATTTTCTGGATACATCAATGATATATCGATCAAGACATATGAGTTTCTCCAAAAATACATCATCCCTTTTCTTCCGGTCACACTCAGCACAGGAGCATCGGGAGTCTATCCGATTATTGATCATCGCAATACAGAGAGATTCTCGTCTCCGAGAACATCGATCACAACCAGTCCAGTCTTCGAGAGAATCTCTCCTGTCACTCCAAGACAGGGCGAGATTATCAACGAGCTTGTCGTGCAATATGCAAGCGGATTCCAACAGACATTGAATGCATCAGCCAGTGATAAGACAATTGGATACAACATTGAAGGCAACGAGTACAAAGGGATTGTATACATCAAAGCAAATAGACTTGAATCACTAGAGGCTCCATACGAGATCATCTCTCCATATTGTATTCTTTCACAGCAGATATACGGAGTGCAGAGCTCGTCTCTTGCTCTGGACTATGTATCGGACAGAGATACAGCCATTAAAATCGGACTGGACATCATCAGACGAAAGTCTCTCCCCGAAAAGGTTTGCACATATAGAGGAGCATTCTCTTTTGGATTCTTGTCTGTCGGAGACGTAATTGAGCTGACAGATACGGACATCGGATTGTCACAAGCAAAAGTGCAGATTGTCGGCAAGACATACGACGGAGCCTCATGGCTTTATGATATAATGTTCCAAGAGAATCCGATTGATAATCAAAGAGTGTCACAATGAAATATGTAAATTGGGGATTGAATCAGCCTCCTATATTAAACAGAGTCGAAGCTCTTGGATACAAAATCTTTACGCAAAAAGAATATGACTTGAACATCATCGGAATCAGAAGCCAAGACAGAAGACCGGGTCTCTTTGATGACGAGATTCGAGTGTGCTACAAAGAAGGCTTTGATTGGATTGAGGAGCGATACAAAGCAACGACGGATCCAAGCATGGAGCAGCACAAAGATCCCGACAATCCGAAGGGAGTCGCAGTGCTCAAGCCTGGACAATACAGAGGCGTATACAAAATCGATAAGCACGGAGGCAAATACTACGCGCTATGCCAACGAGGAGCAAAAGTCACCGTCTACAGGGACAATAATCTGAATGAGCGCACAGACTATATCAACGAAGAGAGCGGATACTTCGGGATCAATCTACATAGAGCGCACGCGCACAAGGTTGTGCAGTCTACTCGAGCATACAGTCACGGATGCCAAGTGATTCAAAACCCTGCGGACTTCATGCGCTTGATGGGACTGGCAAGATTGCAGCTGGGCATCGGATACGATTCTTTTACATACACATTGATAGAGGCTACAGACGAGGAGCTTGATTAATGGACCCGTCAACTTATCACGATTTATGGATCAACCTAGCAACAAACAGTCCTTTTCTTGGATGGATGATATACTCGTACGTCCAGACGCAGAAAGACCTGAAGCACACACGCGAAGAATCAAAGCAAGAGCTTCGGGAGCTGCGCATCGAAGCAAGAGAAGAAGAATCCAGGATACGAGACCGATTCGAAGCTGTCATCAAAGACTTGAATCAAGACCGGAAGACACTCGTCGAAGGATTCTCAAGTCGAATCGATTCTCTCGAGAGAGGACAGAGAAAGCTCTTTGCGCTTCTGGAGCCAATGAAAGAGCAGATGAGCGAAATCAAGATGAAAGAAGAGCTGAAGAAGCAATTAGGAAAAGAGAGAGCGTAACATATAGCGCAATCTCCAGAAGAGACGATCGCATGCTGTTGCTCTGTTCAGCTTCTTGTATAGCATGTACGTCTGAAGGACATCGATTCTTGCTCTGTGCCCGGGTACCCATCCGAAGTATTCTCGGATCGAATCCATGCTGACAGACTCCAGATTGTGCAGATGCTCAAGCGCAAGAGTAACGGTGTCAATCATTCTTCTGTCATAGCGTGTCTTGATGCCGTGACGGAAGCAAGTTTCGAAGATGAACTCCTCGTCAAAAGAGATGTTGTGTCCGACAAGGATACATCCTGCAAGCATATCAGAGACTTTTGACATTACCATCTCAGCGTCGGGAGCTTGTCTCCAGTCCTTTGGATTGTAGCCGTTAATCTCCAGTGCTTTGTTCTCGGCATGTTCGATATATACGGGCTTGATTTTACTTGTGTAATTTGTTGTGCCGTGGATAGGACAGACTTTGATGATTGATATTTCTATGATTTCATGCGTAGCAGGATTGAGTCCTGTCGTCTCTACGTCGACAAAGGCGAGTGGTTTCTTCATTATTTTTCCTTTTTTGTTGTCAGGTTGTAACCAGTATGATAACATTAGAGAGTCCACAAAGAAAGGACATAAAAAGGAGACTACAATGAAATACACAATACAACAATTTCAAGATGCTGTTATTGCTTTCGACGAGCTTGAAGACTTCCATACAATCGGAACAGAGACAGGAGTCTCTCTTGTATACAAAGGAGAAGTCTCTGGAGTGTATGATACACTTTATGAAGCAATGACAGACGCTATTGAGAACCAAGACTTTATTATCTACAATCAAGAGATACTTAATCAAATGCTCAGTGCAGAGCCAAAGCCAAAGAAGAAAAAGTCTATCAAGTATCCGGGTTATCTTTGTATGCAGCTCGTTGTCAAGCCAGAGAGAAAGGTCGTGCTTACTTATTTTGGAAATAAAGTATCTTACAAAGAAGCAAAGGGAATCATTGACTTTTTATTCTCTTTGTCAGGCAGCAGATACAGAAAACCTCTTGGACATTGGTACGGTAAGGAAGATATTTATCCAAATATCAAGAAGCTGATTGCAGACGGCTCTCTCACAATCGAACAAGCAAAAGAGATCTGCATGAAGCATTGTTCAGAATATGTATGGAATACAGAAATAGCAGCATAGGAGGCAAAGATGGCGAAAATACACATAAGCCCGAAGATGATCGCTCTCATGATACATAATGCCAAGACGAGCGAAGAGATTCAAGCAGTGCATGATCTGGTGAAAGACTCAGCTCATGCATATCAGCTTGGATGGATTATAGAACAGAAGCTGAAGATGCAGCTTCGCGAAAGACAACAACAACAACAGGAGACAAAGAACAATGATTGATTATGTAAACACACAAGAGCTTTGCTTTGCAGATTGGCTCTCACAGACTATGACAGACAACAATCTCAACGCATCACAGCTCTCAAGAGCAATCGAAGTCAATCGCAGCACGATCTCTCTCTGGCTATCTGGAAAGAGATTGCCGTCTTGCGCTCTGCGTGTGCGACTTGCCGAGCATCTGTCCAGTCTTGGTATCGATGCATTCAATCCGATGATACGAGAGATTCTCTGGCGTGTACACGTGAGCGAATGGAGAGCAGAATGAGCCGGAGACAATTCAATCAGAAGATACTGGTGACAGAAGCTCCTCCGAAATACACGAAGCTTCCAAATCGCAGACCCAACAACAGACGATGCTCTGACTTGCAAAAGTTTTTGCTCGGACTCAAGAAGGCAGCTGGAGATCGATACTCTGATCAGGACTTTGCAGAAGCTTGTGGAGTGAAAAAGGGAAGTATCAAGCTCTGGTTCTATGGCAGACCATACGGAGCACTGTCAGGAGAGAGTATTGCTCGATACTTCGCTCCGCTTGTCGGCATACGTCTCCCCGAGCTGCGCAGACAAGTCGAAGAAGCGCGCATCAAAGCATGGAGCGATCAATGATTCCAATAATCTCCGATGACATCAAAAAGAAGGCTCTGGACGTTGGCATTGTACACATAAAGCATGAACAGCAGACCATCGCCGACATTCAGTATCGCGTATCGATTGCCGACGTGCTGTCCTCAAGAGATACGGTCTATCGTGTGACAACGTATGAAGAGCCGGAAGGACTGCGAGATTATGCTGTATGCCTTTGCAAAGGCGCGTACTTCAAGGGAATCTGCAAACATATTTATGCCGTGCTTTGCAGGTCAAGAGGAGAATCTATATGATAGTATACATCGAACCTATTGCATGTCCTCGTCCTCGAGTGACAAAGCAAGGACGGACATATTATCCTGTGAGATACAAGAACTGGATCAAGGACATGAGAGAGAGACTTGCAGACATGCACGTGCCGCAAGGAGCTTTGCATGTAGAGCTGACCTTTGTCGTCAAGCGTCCAAAGAAGATGCGCAAAGGCGACAGAATCATACACAGTAAGCGTCCAGACCTAGACAACATGGTCAAAGCGGTTCTTGATGCGCTCCCGATTCCTGATGATGCTGTTGTCTGTAGCATCACAGCGAAAAAATTCTATGCAGCGACAGGAGAAGATCCACAAATCGAAGTCCTAGTCAGCAGCGCAGAAAATAAAAAGAGCCTTGGATAATCCCATATCCAAGGCCCCAAAACAACACAAGGCACATAGAAACAAAATGAAACAAACAAACAATGGAGATTCAATGCGCATCTATAGTATAACCGCATTCCCGAACATCCGTCAACCGGATCGACAAATAAAACTCGCGTACTCATGGACAAACCTTTGCAGGTTTCTCGGCAAGCATAGGCAACCTGTAGCAAAGATTAAACAAGGAGCTTGGAGTCCTGCTTCCTTCCAAGGAAAGAGAGCAAACGAGAATGTGACGAAGCTGTCATGTCTTGTTCTGGACATAGACGACTCTATCACCTTTGGACAAGCTGGAGCCAATCTCATGGTCCGAGACGTGCAAAGCTACTTGCATACATCTGTCAGTCACAGCTGTGACAATCATCGATTCAGAATCGTCTTGCCTCTTGCCAACGATGTTCCCGGGGAACAATGGACATTTTATTATCGTGCGCTTCGTACTTGGTTCAACGAGGTCTTTTCAAAGATGGACAACGCCCGGTTTGATGAGTCAGCAAAGGATGCAGCTCGAGCATATTACGTTGGATATCACACTGATGAATGGTGGGAGACTTCGAACACAGGCAAGATTCTTGACTGGGAAGGACGCGCACAAGATGAAGAAGCGAAATACAAGATAGAGATGGAGCGCAGACGAAAAGAGCAAGAAGAGAGACTGAGACGAGCAGAACAGAATCGAAAGAAGCTCGGGAAGAATGTCTCGCACTCCGACAAGAGACGACACATGTATACTGTTCTTCGAAACGATCCAGAAGCCCGTAGAACCTTTGCGCTATGGCTCGGAGCAACCATCAAAGGCGGCAAGTCAGGAGAGCGTGCGGTTCTTTGGAATTGTCCGAGATGTCGCTTGAATGATTGCACATACTTCTATATCGATCCGACTCGGTATCCTTCTGCGTACTGCAATCACAGAGAGTCCTGCAATTGGAAAGACTCTGTTGGATACCTTGCAGAGATCAACGGCTATCAAATATAGGAGGAGATAATGAGTAGTATAAAACTATATAATCAAGATTGTCTTGACTTCCTGCGCCACACAGAAAGCCGTTTTGATATTGCAGTGACTAGTCCTCCATACAATATGAATTTGAGAATCTTTAAAGGCAAGTATATAAAAAGGCAGATTGTTAAAGAGTTTAGTTCCAAATATGATGACTTTGATGATGCACTCCCAATCCAAGAATTTTATGAATTGCACAAAGAAATCATATCATTGATGCTTCAAAAGACCAATCTCATCTTTTACAACGTGGCAATCGTGACAGGCAGCAAAAGAGCATTTTTTAAAATCATAGGATACTTTTCAGACTACATAAAAGACATAATTATATGGAATAAACAACACGCACAACCCGCAATGAAATACAACGTGCTGAACAGACAGACAGAGCTTATTATCGTATTTGATAAGAATAATGCGATCAGTAGACTCTTTGAACATTGTAATTTTGAAAGGGGGACTCTTTCAGATTGTTGGGACATAAAGAGAGAAAAATCATTATACAAAGGTAACTCTGCAACCTTCCCAAAGAAGCTAACGGATCATATACTGAAAAATTTTGCACAAAAGAACTGTGTTGTATTTGATCCATTCATGGGTACAGGTACGACAGGATTATCTTGCTATGATTATGACTGTAATTTTGTTGGCATTGAAAGAGATATAGAGGCTTTCCAGCACGCGAAAGACAGAATAAAATCATACAGAAAACAACTTAGACTTTTTTAAACAACACAGGAGACAAAATGACCAATCCACAAAGATTACACAACCAAGACGCGCGCATCGTCGCTCTTCAGAATCTCGGCTTTGAGATCCGCGTACGCAGGACAGACTCTGGAGATAGAGTGCTCGCAAGTCTGTTTAATGTTACGCAGCTGCTGAGACATTATCCGCTATTTCAAGGTCGCGCCCGATACGATGAGTTTGCACAGCTTGTCTTTTGGGAGAATGACCAAGAAGTCAACGAGCGCATCTCAGACTATCACATAGACTCCATCCGATTGGAATGTGAGGACCGATGGGGCGTTGCATTCACTGCTGACAAAGTCTGGTCCGCAGTCGAGCTTGTCGCAAAGGAGAATCGCTTTAATCCGATACTTGATCACTTCGATTCTCTTCGCGGTCAATGGAATCCAGACAAGCATCCAAGACGAGCACACAGATTCTTGATCGATTATCTCGGAGCGGAAGACACAAAGATTAATCAGTCATACTCGGCTCGCTTCTTGCTGTCTGTCGTTGCCCGGGCGCACGCAACGATACAGAATCCCGTCAAGGTAGACACGACGCTCGTCTTGTACGGAGGACAGGGAATCGGAAAGAGTACAGCACTGGAAGCTCTGTGCTTCTCTGATGCGCTCGGCTCTGCATACTTCGGAGACTCGGAGCTGAGTATGGACAAGTACAAAGAAGCAGTCCAATCTATCCAGGGCAAACTGATCTATGAGATCCAAGAGCTAGCCAGACGATCAAAGTCTGTCGAAGTCGAAAAGGCATTCTTGACGCGCAAGATTGACGACGTCCGGCTCCCGTACAAACGAGCAAACGAGAAATTTCCTCGTCGTACTGTATTCGTAGCAACTACCAACAAGAAGAATGTCTTGCATGATGCAACCGGATCTCGTCGCTTCTGGTGTGTGGACCTTGGAAAGAAGAAGATCGACATTGCAAAGCTCAAGAAGGATCTGTCTCTGATCTGGTCAGAGGTCTTGTATCATTACGACAGAGGAGTACAGCACTATCTGACAGACGAAGAGGAGAAGCTGCGCGAGCAGAGCGCACAAGACTTCACAGATCCGCATCCTCTGACAGATGCAGTCTTGGACATTGCCGAGCGTCTGAAGGCTCCCATAACGACAGCAAGAATCATCGAGGAGCTGTACAGCAATCCAGACCCAACAAAAGAAAGCAATCGGTATCTCGAGAAGTCTACACGCCAGAATCAAAACATCATCAATGACATTCTCCAGTCCAACGGATACGAGTACGCACGAAAGAGAATGCCAAACTCGGAGAAGCGCGTGCGCGGCTGGTTCCCGTTTGGATGGAATAGCTAAAACTTGGACGGGCCACGAACTGGCCCACCTTCGAAATTGTCAATAACCTCGGTATATCCGAGGTTTTTTTATGTGGGCCACAAAGTCCAGCCTTTTTCTATAAACTTTATAATTACTTTTTCTCAGAAAGATTTGAAGAAAAACAGTGGACTTCGTGGACGCACGTCGAAAAGGCACATAGAACCTAGATTATCAAAAAGTCAGAAGGTGGGCCAAAGGTGGGCCAAAGGTGGACGCGTCCAACTTTCGACCAGAAAAAGCACAAAAAAGTATTGACTCGACAATAATAAATAGATAGATTGGTTGCATCATGACAACACAACACAGGAGACTATCATGATCAACGTGAAACACTTGGTATACAAAGCACTATCCGGAGACGAGAGAGCATATCGAAAGCTCGTCAGCAGATACGGAAAGACAACAACACTCGAGCTTCTTGCAGCTGGGAGCGCACAATGCAAACGATAATCGACTTGGGACAAGCTGCGCGTCCTTTCATCATCATCTGTCTGGCAGCTGGGACATTATTATCACTTCCTGTCCTTTTATCACTTGCCAACACAGACAAAGATGATTAGTATATATTGACTTTGACACAACCTCCTGAAGCCCGGAACAATGACTTGCCCGGGCTTCTTTTGTGTTATACTGTCTGCGTCTCACAGGAGCAGACGATGAGAGCAGAGCTGAACATATTAACGAAGAAGCTGACAGCTCTCACACTTGCTATCAAACGACAAGAGAAGCTCGGCATCATAGACGAGAGAAAGCTCGCACTGGTGGAGATATATGTCGAGCTTGTCGGGATGCTCGTCGAAGTATTGCAAGACGACGGAGACTCTGATCAGGTTTGATTCTCTGCTCTGATCTCAAGTATTGATTGATATGTAAAAGAAATCGCAAACTCTTTACATATTACTTCTTCTTTTCTCTGGCTCTCTCTATCCTGCGCAGTGTAGCAGATACCCAACGACGTCCGACAGACCCACCCCATAACGCCCAAGATCGGGCAGCCTTACTTGTTCTGTCTTGTCGTGCTTTCTTTTCGCCGGGTGACTCTGCATGACGAGCAAACCATGCACGCATCAGAATCATTTGTTGCTCGTCGATTGCTCCGCTTGCCAGACGTCGAGCTGTTCGCATTCCGGTTCCTGGCACTCTCTTGTTTCCTTGGTCTTTGTATGCAGCTCTTTGTGGTAGTGGGAAGGATAGATTGTAATCGATCGCGCGCTGTGCAATCTTGACTATATTCTGTGGTACTTTATATTTCGGCATAATTTCCTCGTTTTGTTGCACAATCTATATCATATCGGTATAATTATAGCAGTAAAAGGAGCGAAATATGTACAAACCTATGCGAAAATCAAACGTGAAGAAGATGGTCAATAACACCAAGAAGAAGAAGCCGAACAAACCAAAACGAGGACAACGCACAGCAACGAACAAGCGCAAGAGCAAGAAGTGAGCAGAGCGAAGAAGAACAGAAGCATTGACGAGAATCGCGCAATATCTCAGCAGATCGATCGTCTGAGAATGCAAGGACTCAACAAGGAGCGAGCAACAGCTGCAGCCTTCCGCATGTTCAAAGACGGAGAGCTGACAATCAGAGTCGACAACGTCAGAGCAGTCGGAAAGAAGACGGCGCAAGATGTAGCCATCGAGAAGGCTGTTATTGCTGCAGCCACTCGACTCCGACAGAAGGCAGAGCAGGACAAGAAGAGACTGGAAAGAGCAGAGCTTCTTGCTCGTCGTGCAAAGCTGAAAGCCAAGAGGACAGGACAACCAGAGACGGCGCAAGAACTGGAGTCCAGATTGCGCACAGAGCCGATCGCAAGGACGATTCCTCGGCTCAGACGCAGACAAATATAGTCCATGTGTCTAGCTACACACCCCCCGCACTGCGCGTAC